ATTAACTATGACAAATTAGATTATAGAATATTATTAATTAAATCTGATTTGTTTGAAGATTTTTTAAGTAATATAATATCAAATAAAATGAATAACTTTTATACATTTATAAAATTTACATATGAAAATGATGTTGTCAAAGAACATATTTCTAAAAAATATAATAATAATTATGAAATTATAAACAATATAATTTAGAATGCATAATTATTATTATATATCATTATGTTAGAATAAAATGTTAAAAATGTGGAAAGTTAAAGGCAAAGATTTGTTTAAATATATTATTGTTATTACAATAATATTTATATTTGCAGTTTTAATTTCGAATAAGCAAACAATAGAAGGATTTTTTAATAGCGATAATAAAAGATATAGTGTAGAATATTATTATATGGAAAATTGCGGTCATTGCATAGAATTCAATAATTCAGGTATATGGGAAAAACTAAATAATATTAAATGGTTAAATGTAACTCTTAAAAAATATAATAGAAGTGAAAATTTAGAACGCGTGAATGAATTAAATATTTCAAGTTTCCCTACAATAATTATTGTTGATAATTCTAATAAAACTCCTCATATTATTGCTTCATTTGAAGAAGAAAGAACATATGATAAATTATTTAATTTTATAAATAAATATGAATAGAAAAAAAAGAACACAATACCTTATATATTATTAATATATAAGATAATATTAAAGTATCTTTATTATATCTTAATATGGGTGGAGGTTTAACACAATTAGTTTTAAAAGGACAGATGGACTCGTATATTATTGCAAATCCATGTATCAATTACTATAAATATGTATATAATAGACATGTTAACTTTTCTATGGAAAATAGAAAGATAGATAGAGAAGGTGGTGAAACATGGGACCTAAGTGCAAAAACAGATAAAACAAAAACATATACATTCAAAATAAAACGTTATGGAGATTTGATAAGTAATATGTATTTTTGCTTTAATTTACCTGACATATATTCTACAAATAAACATAGATTTAGATGGATAAATAATATTGGTAATAATATAATATTATCTGCATCAATAAAGGGCGATGGGACAATAATAGATACAATATATGGTGACTGGATGAATATATGGAATGAACTAACAAATAAAGATGGTATTGAATATAACAAATTAATAGGAAATATACCAGAATTTTGCGGTCCTACTAATAATAGTTCTAAATATACTATTAGAAATAATAAATTAATAAATATAACATATCCTGAAGCAAATAAAAATGACAAGGATAATCCTTCAATAAGGGGTAGAGTATTACAAGTTCCATTAAATTTTTGGTTTACACGAAATCCATCTTTAGCATTACCATTATATAAGATGCAAACTCAGACATTAACAGTTGAAGTAGAATTAAGAAATATTGAAAAATTATATCAAGTATGGTTTGATAAATATAAACTATATGTATCGCCAACTTTTTATAATATATTATCTAAAAATGAAGAAGAAGATATCTATATTAGTAATTTTCTAAATAATGAAAGTTATATAAATTGTCATTTAGATATTAATTATATATTACTTGAGAGTGAACATAGAAATACATCATTAAATGAAACTATTGTAAAATATGTTGTAGATTATGTTAAGAAAACAACTAAGATAGGGTTAGTATCTATTCGGAATAATTCAGGAACTAGTGATAATATTATATCAAATGATCATATTAAAGAATTAGTATGGGTTTTGCGCAGACCAGATATAGAAGATAATTTTAATATATATGACAACTATACTGCGTCTCATATATATAATGAAAATATGGGAATATTAGAGAAAGCCGAAATTAGATGGGCGAGCACTATAATTAGATCAGATGAAAGCGCATATTACTATAATAATATTCAACCTTATCAATACCATACTAATGTTCCAAGAACAGGTATATATTGTTATTCTTTCTCTCTCTTTCCTGAAAAAATAGTTAGCGCTGGATCATATAATAATCAAATGATTAATACTAATCTTAATATTACGATTGATAGTAATATTAAGAATAAGAATGAATACAAATATTTATTTGAATTATTTGAATCTAAAGAAGAAAATTATCCGAAAAGAAGAGAAGATATTACATTTGATTTGATAATTTATTCAAGAAGTATAAATGTTTTTTCGATTAATGGAGGTAGTGGTAATTTTATATGGAATTATTAGAAATCATTCAATATTATTTTTATATATCTCTTTAATAAAAAGAGAATGGATATACTTGTCTTAATATTAATATTATTATCAGGATATATAATTAAATATTTAATAGATACTATAAATTTGCTAAATAATGAGATTAAGGAGATTAAAATGAAATGTATATCAACAAAAAACGATATAACTTTTGAAACTAGTAGCAATAAAAATCCATCCCAACAAATTAATGATGCTATAATTAAAAATATTGTATATTTTAAAGACTATTTTGATAAATAAATAGATATAAATAATAAATGCATATATACTTAATATAAGACATCGCTTATAATTTCATATAATGCCTCGTAAAGCGAAAGCAATTGATGATAAGATAAATGAACCCAAGAAAAAAAAGAATTTAATGAATACAATAATTAAAGATATATCAATAGTTGATAATGAAGATATTATATTACAGTTACCTTTATCAAGTGTACATATAAATAAACTTAATATAACAGATAATAATACATGCACAGAGTTTCCAGAACCATATGAACCAAATTGTTTTTATATAAATGAAAATAGTACTTATAGCACTATACAAGACAATAATATATTTGATGCTAATAATAGTACTAATAATAATGAATATTCTTTAAATATTTCGCAGAAAGAAGAGATCTTTAATTCGAATAATAATTGCTACTGGTGTTGCCATCCTATAGAAAATAGGACATATGGAATGCCTTATAAATATAATATTAAAACAGATACATACGTATTATTTGGAAATTTTTGTTCTCTTGAATGTGCAAATGCCTATAATTTCTCGTCTCATTGCGGTAGCGATAAAGTATGGGAGATTAATAGTTTAATACAAATGTTAAGTCATCATTATGGATTTACACATCCTATTCGTCCAGCACCATCTAGATTTTTACTAAAAATATTTAATGGACCGATGACAATAGAAGAGTTTCGTAAAGGACATTATTCTAATGATAAGACATATATTCTAAATCTCCCTCCTATGATATCTACAAACTTTAGTTATGAAATTGTAAATACGTCATATTTAAAAAATGTTACTGATAATATGCATATAAAATTAGATAATCAAAATATTAATACTAAAAAAAATAAAAATTCTATTGATAATAAATTAAGTTTAATAGTTTCACAAAAAATATAAAAAATGATATAAAGACATTTATATATATAAATATGTGCTAATACTTACTATAATATTATAATTGATGAGTGATATATTCTTTTCTCCATATAGAATTTCAACTATTACTTGCAACGCGAATATAGGTAATGATATTAATATAAATCTTGGATTATTATTTGATAATATGAATATTATTGATAATATTTGTGAAGGAACTGATAAAGGAATTGTTTGGGTTCAATTTATGAAGAATGGTGGAGATGTATCAAAAGGTGTATATCCTAAAAAAAGAAGGAAAAGTAAAAAAAATACTATGAAAAAAAATAGATTTGATAATCAAGTTACTGTTATATATAAGTTTAATGACAAATATATACCTAATGTTAAAATATTTAAAAATGGTAATATTCAACTAACCGGTATTAAAGATATTAAGGATACTGAACATATAGTTAATCATATTATTAATGATATTACATTAATATATAATAATATTGATAAAAACATTATTGTTAATGTTGAACCAGATTATATTTTAGATTTAAAGTATCAAAACTTTAAAATCCGTATGATTAATACTGATTTTAAAGTTTATTCTGATCCTGACTTTAAGAATGGTTTTGAAATTAGAAGGAAAGAGATACATAAATTATTTATTAATGATGAGCATAATAATAAGTGTAGTTTTCAACCTGGGATTTATCAAGGTGTAAAGTTAGAATACTTTTGGAATATTAATAATAAAAATAAAAATGGGATATGTTCATGTCCTAAATATTGCTATGGAAAGGGTACAGGACAAAATATAGGTGATTGTAAAAAAGTAACAGGTGCGTTATTTGAAAGCGGGAGTGTATTAATAACAGGAGGTATTACTTTTGAACAAGTTAATGAAACATACAAATATATATGTGACTTTCTAGAAAAACACAAAGAATTAATTAAGAAACCTCAACCTAATACATTATTAGTATGACAAGTAACATTATAATTATTATCAGTATCTTGTACATTATATTTTTTATAATAATCACTATCTATGGTATTATTTCCTGGTCTATTATAAGAAGGAATATGGTGACTTGCGTAAAATTGTGAACTATATGCTACAGCATCTGGTTCGATACGAGGAATTACATAATTATTACCCCATGGTTTTTTATCAAACAACACATCACCTGTATATAATCCTGCATTTTTTAATGGTTCTGGTGCTTTTACATTTGGTCCATAATCTAACTCTGAATACAATAATTCATTCTTCATTTTTTTATTTATTCCTTATACAATATAAGAAATAAAATTAATATAAAGAATATATATATTATATATTATAGTTATTAATATATGAGTTCTAAAAAAAAAAGAGATTTAGAAAATGATGGAAATAATAATAAAAAAGCAAAATTGGATGGTACCGTCCCCGATTTTGTTAGCGATGGTTTAGATACTAATGAAATTAGAAATATTGTTCAAGATATTATGATTTTTATACAGAACAATAAGAATAAAATGAAGCATGATGATATTATTAATAATATTAAAACACACGAAGAGCGTTTTAAATCATTTGCGGATAGATATCCTATGCTTTTTGATATGATTACAAGAGAGGAAGGATTTGATTATGAGCGTTTTGAATATTTTTTATCAAAACGAGAGGATATAGTTAAAAATAAAAAACCTAGCGATGATGTACATAAACAGGTAGGGCAAGAAATGTTTGATAGATATTATAAAAAATAATTATTTTTTTTTACATTAAATATATAAAAATTGATATAAGAAAGTAGTAATATTTAATTATACCCAAGATATCAAAATGACTTCCGAAAGTTTAACAATCCAATTTCCAACCACTCTATATCAACTTATTGAAGAAACATTTAAAATTTATGAAGAACGCAAAGTTATTGATGGATGCGTAGAAGATAATAAAGGTGATAATAGTTATGCAAATTGCCTTATTTATCTTTTGAAGAAATATCATTTCTGGCCTTTTATGAAAGTTAAAAAATTCAAGGGACGTAGCGATATTGTTCTTCTTCATAATTCATATTTACGAAAAAATATTGATAGTTTTAAAGAATTATATGAGCAATGTAGAAGCGTAGTTCTTGATTTTAGTCTTGAAAATAATAATATTGTTGTTACATATGCTAATTCAACACCCGAAAGGATTGATTGTAATAATTATATTAATTCTATATATTCCCCAGATGACAAGATATATGAAGCATATGATGGAACAATCATTACAGTTTATAATTATAAAGACGAATGGTTTTTCGGAACTTCAAGTTGTCCTGACGCAAATAGTTCAAAATTTTCACATCCTACAAAAAAACATGGTAATATGTTCGATGAAATATTATTTAAATTATTTAAAGAGAATATTTCTGCTGAAGAAGTATCCGCGCTAACATCAGAAGAAATTTCTTTGAAACTAAGAAATCTATTTGTGCAAAATCTTGATCCAAACATGGCGTATGAGTTTATTATTGTTCACCATGAAAATAAGCATATTGTAGATTATAGCGGACTACTTGGTAATGATTATATGGAGTTATTTCATATCAATACAAAGCATCGTAATTTATTGATTGATAATGATATTATTGCATCTATTATCCCTTCATTATTTGAACGAGGAGTTAAATATCCCTTACAATTTAATAATATGCAAGAAGCGTTAGTGCATATTAATACTTCACAATATAGTTACGGATTAATAGTAAAAAAAATGGTTGAAAGCGGAATTAAATTATATAAAATTTCTACTGATGCTATTAATTATCGAGAAGAAACAGACCCTTGTCATCCTAATATTTGGATGAATATTCTTTCTGTTTATATGAAAAATAAGACTGATTATACAATCAAAGATTATATTGCAAATTACAATCCTAATATTAATTTACCTTTAGATAATAACAATAACAAAATAGATCCGACATATCTTATACATACAATTATATCAACTATTAAAGATAGTTTATATAGTTATTATAAAGCGACTACTATATATTATCCCAACTACAATAGGTATAAAATGAATAAAGATATGGATAAGCAATTCCCTCCTATTATTCAATATCATTTGGCGCAATTGCGCAATCTTCAAGTAAATACTTACAAAACAAAAATGATCAATATGGGAAATGTTTATCACTATCTATGTCAGTGTAATGATGTTAATAATATTAAAACTCTAATTCAATTCTTTGCATCTAATCCAATTAATGAAATGTCCCCTCGAACATCTATGTGTTTCGCAATTATGACAAGTCTAATTTCTTAAAATATCCTTAAAAATATCCTTAAAAAATATCCTTAAAAATATCCTTAAAAAATATCCTTAAAAAATATCCTTAAAAATATCCTTAAAAAATATCCTTAAAAAATATCCTTAAAAAATATCCTTAAAAAATATCCTTAAAAAATATCCTTAAAATTCTTTATATTTTTTAATAATTTTTTTATATTTTATAAAATATTAAAAAAAAAT